TAACTTTGCGCAATATCTAACTGAGGAAGAGTTAGCGACAGTCGCTCCCATGTTGGAGCGGCTTTCGACGTTAGAAGACCGCGATGATCGTAGCAGCAATTATATGTCGTTTGTTAAGCACGTTTGGCCTCAGTTTATTGAGGGCAGGCACCACAAGATTTACGCGGAAAAGCTACAGGCTGTGGCTGACGGTAAGTTAAAGCGGTTAATTATTAACATGCCGCCGCGTCATACGAAGTCTGAATTTGCCAGTTATTTGTTTCCAACGTGGCTTATGGGGCGCAGACCTGACCTGAAGATTATTCAGGCCACGCACACGGCGGAGTTGGCGGTTGGTTTTGGTCGTAAGATTAAAAACCTGATTGATTCAGATGATTTTAGGGATGTATTTCCTAAAGTCAGCTTGGCATCTGATGCAAAGGCTAGTGGACGTTGGAGTACCAGCGGCGGTGGTGAATATTATGCGGTTGGTGTGGGCGGCGCTTTGGCTGGTCGTGGCGCTGATTTGGCAATTATTGACGATCCAGTTTCAGAACAGGATGCGCTTAGTACAACTGCGCTAGATAATGTGTATGAGTGGTACACTTCTGGCCCTAGACAGCGTTTACAGCCCGGTGGCGCAATAATTATTGTTATGACGCGGTGGTCTATTCGTGATTTAACCGCGAAAGTTCTGGCAAAACAGAGCGAAAAGGGCGCTGATAAGTGGGAAATTGTTGAATTTCCTGCAATTATGCCTTCTGGCGAGTCACTTTGGCCTGAATATTGGAGTTTGGATGAACTTGAGGGCGTAAAGGCGTCTATTCCTGTAGCAAAATGGAATGCGCAGTACATGCAGAACCCTACTGCTGAAGAGGGTGCGATTATTAAGCGTGAATGGTGGAATATTTGGGAAAAAGAAGACCCACCCGTTTGTTCGTACATCATTCAGAGTTACGATACGGCCTTTAGCAAGGGTGATCGTGCTGACTACAGTGCTATTACGACTTGGGGCATATTTCTTGAAGAAAATAGCGATGAAGAACATATTATTTTGTTAGATGCGGTTAAGGGGCGTTGGGAGTTTCCTGAATTAAAGGAACAGGCCAATGATATGTACCAAGAGTATGATCCTGACATGGTTTTGATAGAACAGAAGGGTTCTGGCATGCCTTTAACGCAGGAATTACGGCGTATGGGCATACCTGTGACGCCATTTACACCTAGCAGGGGCGCTGATAAGTTTACGCGCATGCACTCTTGCGCACCTGTGTTTGAGAGCGGCATTGTGTGGTGTCCTGACACTAATTTTGCTGACGAAGTTATGGAAGAATGTGCTGCTTTTCCGAATGGCGAACATGATGACTTGGCGGATTCGATGACACAGGCTATACTGCGTTTTAGGCAGGGCGGTTTTATCGTGACCAGAACTGACTATAACGATGAAGATGAATACAGTTACAATAGGCGCAGAGAATACTATTAGGAGCAATATAATGGCATTAAGTGGTGGTCAAAAAAAGCTGGATAAGAATAAAGACGGCAAAATATCTGGCGACGATTTTAAAATGATGGCAAAGGGCGGCGCTGTTTCTACTGAAACGGATGGTGTAATGCAGGAGCATTATCGTCAGCCTGTAACTGCGCCAATGAAGGATGAAAACTCAGGTTTTTCCCGTGGTGGTGGAGCGGCATTGCGCGGCACAAAGTTTCGTGGCGTAAGATAATGTCTAAGGGGTATTATGTTAACTGTCCTATTGTGACAGTAACTAAAGAGGTTGAGGCAGATTAAGTTGACGCTCCGTTCTCCTCCCAGCGGCTTACGTCAACGGTTCCCGATTTCTGTCCTTTCGTTGGTAGAGCTTTTCTGCCTCAACGCTAAAATAGGAATATAATATGGCTTTTATAGATCGTGATTCTGGTCCGGGCGGCATTCCTGAAATGCCTATGTTGCCTGAAGAAAACGTTTTGGCTAACATTCCTGAATTACCTCAACAACCCGGTGTTTTTGAGTTCGATGACGGCAGTGCGATAGTGGGAGATTACGACGATGGAATGGGCGTTGCTCCAACTGTTGCTTTTGATGGCAATCTTGCTGATGTTATTGATAGTTCTATTCTTGGGCGCATTTCTTCTGATTTGGTTGGTTCGATTGAGGACGATTTGTCTTCCAGACAAGATTGGGAAGACACGTATAAACAGGGTTTAGAATTTCTGGGCATGAAGACTGAAGAGCGCACAGAGCCTTTTGAGGGTTCGTCAGGCGTTGTTCATCCATTGTTGGCAGAAAGTGTAACGCAGTTTCAAGCGCAGGCGTATCGTGAGCTTTTACCTGCAAATGGTCCTGTTAGAACGCAAGTAATTGGTGCGCAGAATGAAATGCTGGTTAAGCAAGCAGAGCGCGTCAAAGATTACATGAATTACCAGATCACCTATGAAATGGAAGAATATGATCCTGAGTTGGATCAGATGTTGTTTTATCTGCCCGTTGTTGGCTCTACGTTTAAGAAGGTTTACCGTGATCCACTAAAGCAACGTGCTGTTAGTAAGTTTATTCACGCAGAAGACCTTATTGTTCCTTACGGCACACCTGATTTGGCTAGTTCGCCACGCATTACGCACCGTATTTCGATGGATTCTAACGAGGTTAGAAAGCTGCAACTTGCTGGCTTCTATAGGGATATAGATATTCCTAGTGACGGCAGCTATGGCGAACAAATGAATGAAGTGCAGGAGTCGATTGATGATATACAGGGCGTACACCCGTCTAATGCGTCATCAGACCTGACGCTTTATGAGGTTCACACTGATTTAGACATTGAGGGCTTTGAAGACATTGGTATGGACGGTGAGCCTACAGGCTTAAAGCTACCGTACATTGTTACTATCCTTGAGGATACGAACGAAATACTGTCTGTTCGTCGTAATTACCCTGAGAATGATCCTATGAAACGTGCGCAGAAATACTTTGTGCATTACAAGTTTTTGCCCGGTTTGGGTTTTTATGGATTGGGTCTGACGCATATGATTGGCGGCTTGGCTATGGCGTCAACGTCATTGCTGCGTCAGCTTATTGATGCTGGTACTTTGGCTAACTTGCCAGCGGGTTTTAAGGCCCGTGGTGCGCGTATTCGTGATGAAGACAGCCCGATACAACCGGGAGAGTTCCGCGATATTGACGTAGTTGGTCAGACATTGCAGGCGTCTTTAATGCCATTGCCGTTTAAAGAGCCTTCAGCCACCCTATACAATCTTTTGGGTACGCTGGTGGATGCTGGTCGCAGGTTTGCATCTATGGCTGATATGAAGGTTGGTGAGATGAGCGGTGAAACGCCCGTTGGCACCACTATGGCGATTATGGAACGCGGCACTAAGGTTATGTCCGCTATTCACAAGCGGTTGCATTATTCGCAAAAGATGGAATTTAAACTTCTGTCTAATATCTTTGCGCAAGACTTACAGCCGTATCCTTATATGGCGTCCAAAGAGTTTGGCCCTGAAGTAAAAGCGCAAGATTTTGATGAGCGCATTGATGTTTTGCCTGTTTCAGACCCAAACATCTTTTCTATGTCGCAGCGCATTGCTTTGGCGCAAAGTGAATTGCAGTTGGTGCAGTCTAACCCTGAGATACACGGCGGTCCTATGGGGCTGTATCAGGCGTATCGCAAGATGTACGAGGCTTTGGGCGTTACAAACATTGACGCTATTTTGCCCCCACCGCCACCGCCACCCCCGCCTGCTAATGCCGCTAAAGAAAACCAGAATGCGCTTATGGGTATACCGTTACAGGCATTTCCAGAACAAGATCATCAGGCTCACATAGAGGCTCATATGGCGGTTATGTCTACACCTGCCATGCAGCTTAACCCTGCGTCTATTGTGGCCTTACAGGGTCATATACAGGAGCATATAGGTCTTATGGCTGAAAAGCAGGCACAGGCACAGGTTATGGAGAGAATACCGCCTGAAGTGCAGCAAAACCCAGAACAAATGCAAATGATGATGCAGCAAATCAAGCCACAGATTGACCAGATAGCTGCGGTTATGATTGCAGACATGGTTGAAAGCATGGCGCAAGCTGTAGAGCCGCCACAGCAGTCTGATCCTTTGGTAGATATACGCAATCAGGAACTTCAGTTAAAAGCGGCTGATATGCAGCGCAAGTCTTCAGAGTTTGAGGCGAAGCAGGAGTTAGAGCGTGAGAAGGAAAAGAATGACGTTCTAGTAAATCAGCAGCGCATTGATGTTTCTGAAGCAGCTTTGGACGATAAGACCAGAATTGCCGAAGACAGAATACGGACGCAGCGTGAAATTGCGGTGATGAATGCAACAAAAGCCAATACAGGATAATATCGTAGATTTTCCTGAAATGACTGAAATAGACAGGCAGTTCTTAGAGTTAGAACGCCAAAAGATTTTGATTGCACAACAACGTAAGCAAATAGAAGATAGGAAATAATATGAGTTCATCTGTAAGAGAAAAAATGGCGCAAGTCATTAAAGAGGCAAAGCGTCCACCTGTAATTGTAGCAGAGGTGCAAAATGAAGCCACGCCGCCTATCGCGGAAAAACCTGCCAGTAAGCCCAAAGCGCCAGTTAAAAAGCAGGCCAAGAAAAAGACCAAGACGGTTAAAAAAACATAGCAAAATAGCCAAACCCCAAAGATTTATGGGAGTTTTGTAGATTTTTGCCTAAAATACTTGTATATCCCGAACATTTGCATACCATGTGCGCGGGGAGACAAGTATGGACGCTTTACATTTAGCAGAATATATGTTGAAGGAAATACGTGATCGTAATTCTAGGTTGAAAGACCGAATTGCGGACGGTTCGGCCTCATCTTGGGATGAGTATCGGTATCTGGTGGGCGAAATACGCGGAATGACCTACTGTGAGGATTTACTTAAAACCGCGATGAAAGGCGTAGAATTGGAAAATGAATAAAAAGTTGTATGTTCCAGACCATGTTTTAAAAGCTGCAAAAAAAGAAAAATTATCTAAACCAATAGAAAATGCGTTTAAAGACAATAACGCAGAAGCGGATAATAAAAACGTAGAAGACCCGTCTAATCTTGAGGCTTCTGCACTGGAAAGATTACCGCAGCCTACGGGTTATCGCGTTTTAATCATTCCGTATTACCCTAGCGCCAAAACAAAGGGCGGGTTGTATATTCCAGATCAAACTAGAGAGCGTGAGTCTTTTGCTACCGTATCTGCTTACGTGGTTAAGTTGGGTCCAGACGCTTACAAAGACGAACAAAAGTTCCCTAGTGGTCCCTATTGTCAGGAGAAAAGTTGGGTTCTTATAGGAAGATATGCTGGGAATAGGTTTAAAGTGGATGGTCTTGAGGTCAGAATCATAAATGACGATAATATTATATCCACAATACTTGACCCAACAGATATTTCGTATGTATAGAAGATTATGGAGTTCTAAATAATGTCTATGGTTGAAGAAAACATTAATAGCGAAGAGCTAGAAGGCACAACAGTCGAGTTTGAGGATGACAGCGAAGAGTCCTCATCTGAATCTGTTGTTGTTGCTCCTGAAGAAACCCGAACAAAAGTTCGTGATAAGTCTAGCGGCGATGATGAGTTAGAAAGCTACAGTGAAAGCGTTCAAAAACGTATCAATCAATTAACAGCAAAACGCAAAGCTGCGTCTGAAGAAGCCGAAGCTGCGGTTCAGTACGCTCAACAAGTTCATCAAGAAAACCAGCAGATGAAAGCTAGGTTGCAACAGCTAGATCAGGGATACAGGTCTGAATATGAAGGCCGCGTTGTATCTCAAGAGCAGCAAGCCAAACGTGCGTTGACAGAAGCGCATGAAGCTGGCGACTATGAAAAGGTTGCAGAAGCGCAATCCGCATTGTCACAAGTTGCTATTGAAAAAGAACGCATTCGTCTGCAAACAGCCAAAGCTCAAAGGGACGAACAGCAAAGGCAGGCTCAAGCTGAACAACAGCAGCAACAACAACAGTATCAGCAGCAACAACCGCAACGGCAGGCGGCTGACCCTAAGTTGGAAAAGTGGTTGTCTAAGAACGATTGGTTTGAAAAAGACAACGTTATGAAAGCTGCGGCTACAGCCATACACAATCAAATTGTTGGTGAGGAAGGGTTCGACCCTACTACCGACGAATATTATTCTGAAATAGACAAGCGTATCCGCAAGGAAATGCCACATAAGTTTCAGGTGAAGCAAAAAAACGCCCAAGTTGTTACACCTGCGTCTAGTAATGGACGGTCATTAAAATCTGGGCGGAAAAATACGGTGGAACTAACGCCGGGGCAAGTCGCATTTGCCAATAAGATGCGGATACCTTTGGAGCTTTATGCAAAAGAAGTTCTAAAAATTGAAAACAGGAGAGAATAACATGGCAACTAGGTCAGCGCGTGATTCAGAATCACGGGAAAACGCAGAGCGTATTCAGCAATGGCGACCCGGTTCAGCCTTGGACGCACCAGAGCCGCCTATTGGCTTTAAACATAGATGGATTCGTGAATCTGTCTTGGAATACGATGATAAGACTAACGTTCATAAGAAACGGCAAGAGGGATGGGAACTTGTTCGCGCTGAAGAGTACCCAGATTATGTTGGCCCGGTAGTTGATGAAGGAAGAAACGCAGGCACCATTGGTGTTGGCGGTTTGGTTCTGGCCCGAATCCCTGAAGAACTCGTAGAGCAGCGGAACCGCCACTTTGACACTGTGGCACAAAATCAAATGGACGCTGTTGACCGCGATTGGATGCGGGAAAACAACGCTCTTATGCCAAAAATGGCACCACAACGTAAGTCCTCTGTGAGCTTTGGCTCAAGAGGTAAATAAGGAGATTAACGATGGCGAATCAAGACGCTGCATTCGGTCTTCGTCCCGTAAAGCGAATTGGGGGAACCCCGTTCACTGGTGGACAAAGCCGTTATCGTATCGCCGCAAACTACGGTACTTCAATCTTCCAAGGTGACATGGTAGCCCAAGTCACAGGTGGCGGTGTAGAAATACACGCCGATGGCGGAACAGTACCTATTGTTGGCGTGTTCAATGGTTGCAAATACACTGACCCAACTTCGGGTGAGCAAGTATTTAGCAATTACTATCCTGCAAGCACAAATGCTTCTGACATTATTGCGTTTATCATTGATGACCCTATGGTTGTTTTTGAAATTCAAGCTAATACAGCATTTCCAATAGCTGACTTGCTTGGCAACTTTGACATTGTTTATACATCTGCTGGTAGTACCAAAAGTGGTATCGCAGGTGCTGAACTAGATGTTGCTACAGGAGCCACCACTGCTGGGTTGCCTCTGAAAGTAATCGACATTTCTGAAGACCCAGAAAATGACGATGTAAGCTCCGCTAATACTAACGTGTATTGCGTCATTCAAAACCATGTCTTCGGTGTCAAAGCCGCAGGTCTAGCGTAAGGAGCTAAACAATGGCAATTTCTCGTTCACAATTAGCTAAAGAGCTAGAGCCGGGGCTAAACGCACTCTTCGGAATGGAATATAACCGTTACGATGATGAGCATGCTGAAATCTTCGACACAGAATCGTCAGATCGTGCGTTCGAAGAAGAAGTTATGCTGTCAGGTTTTGGGAATGCTCCCACAAAAACCGAAGGTGCAGGAGTATCGTTTGATGATGCTAACGAAGCGTACACCGCTCGTTACACCCATGAAACGGTTGCGCTGGCATTCGCTCTGACTGAAGAGGCGATTGAAGACAATCTGTATGATCGTCTTGGCGCTCGTTACACAAAAGCCCTTGCCCGTTCTATGGCGCATTCCAAGCAAGTTAAAGCCGCTGCGGTTCTTAACAACGCTTTTAATTCGTCGTTTACAGGCGGTGATGGTGTAGAACTTTGTTCGACAGCACACCCACTTGCACAGGGCGGAACTTTCCGTAACGAACCGTCCACTGCTGCTGACCTCAATGAAACTTCGCTGGAAAATGCCCTTATCGACATTTCAGCGTTTGTTGATGAGCGGAATATGATTATTGCCCTTCGTGGCACTAAGTTGATTATTCCACCGCAGCTTCAGTTCATTGCAGATCGTTTGTTGGAATCGACCTTGCGTCCCGGCACTGCTGACAATGACATTAACGCGACAAAGAACATGGGTATGGTTCCAGAGGGTTACACTGTTAACCACTTCTTGACCGATACTGATGCGTTCTTCCTGAAGACTGACGCGCCAAATGGCTTCAAGCACTTTGAGCGTTCTCCCATGCAAACAAACATGGAAGCAGACTTCGATACAGGCAACATGCGTTT